ATACCTTTCAGGAGAGAAAAAATAAATCATAAAATTGAATATTTGTCTGTAGAAAATATGCAAAAACTGTATAGAAATACTACATCTTCAACAGTTTCTTGGATCTCTGATACATGGTATAATAAGGTAAGAAAACAAATTGGTAATCTTTACAAATGAATCAAACTATGACTAAAAATATTGACTTTGCAAAATACACTCATTTCGTAGATGCAGTGACTTCTGAAGCGTCTACAGATTTCCTTGCTCTTTCCAATCGTCTTGTGGAACTGGATGAGAAAGGTGCAAATATTGAACGACTTCTGACTGCAGGCGTTGGCATCAATGCTGAGGGTGGTGAGTTTCTTGAGATCATTAAGAAAATGATTTTCCAAGGCAAACCATTTAATGAAGATAACCGACATCACCTCATCATTGAACTTGGTGATATTATGTGGTATGTTGCACAAGCTTGCATGGCTCTTGGAGTTACTATCGATGAAGTCATTGCAGGAAATGTAACTAAACTTGAAAAGCGTTATCCTGGTGGTTCTTTTGATCCTTATTATTCCGAGAATCGTGTGGAGGGTGATCTGTGAAAACGAAAGTAGTTCTTGAGATGACTTTTGAAGAATCAAGTGAGGTTCTTATGGCTTTGATTGATGCTCAGAAAGGTTATGCCGAAGGTCCTACAGAACCAAAGCGAATCTCCAATATTCGTGAAGTTCTTTTGAATCTTGATGAGGCAATGGAAAATTATATTGCTAACAAATAATTTAAGACCCTTCCATAAATATTTGGAAGGGTTTTTTAATACTTATGGCTGTAGAATATAACAAGGGTAATATTTCTGAAGCAATTCTTGCTGCAGCTGTTGGAGCAAGATTTAAAAAAAGATTTAGTGAGTCCGATTTTAAAGGTGGTAAAAAAGATAAAAAATCGGTTAACATTGGAAGTATGAAAGCTGTTACTGTCGCTGATGTCCAAGAAGTATTATCTCAACTTGTGTCTGGATCGGCCTCTTATCAGGTAAGAGATTTTAATAAAAAAGAAATGAAGTCGGCAGATATTTTTGATAATATTAGTGTGTCTGTTGCTATACCGGCTCCAGATATGAATTTTTTAAGGAGCAGAGGAAATTGGAGTAAAGTTTCAAATATTTTTAATTCGGCAGTTGTAAAAGTAAATCAAGACCCCCAAATTCGTGCAAAAGCTTATGGTTTATCTGTTAATTTAGCTGAAGATATTATTAATATACGCGGAGTAGGAACAGAAAATCAACAAGGTACTAAAGTAGATTTGTTAGTAGAAATTAAACATAAAGGTAAACAGTTAAAGGGAGATACTAAAATTTCCTTGAAATATGATGCACCACAATTTGCCCAGGCTGTAGGATTGGAATTTGAAAACTTTGGAAAAATATTTGATCCATTGGGTCTTAATAATTACACTCAGTTTAATCAAATGTTTCAGGAGGAAGTAATGACTGCTTTTCCTGATATCTTGGGAAAAAGATTTGATTCTAGAGAATCAATTTTGTCTTCAAAAGAAGTAGCTGCCTTAAAAAAAGTTGCTAAAGAAGTATTTGCATCAATAACTGACCAACTTAGAACAAGATTGGATAGTGTTGCATTTAAAGAACAATTAGCTAGATATTGTATAGAAAAAGCCACAAAGAATGAGAGTGGAGTTGAATTGGTAAAGTTTACTACAGGTGGTAATCAGTATACTCAAAAATTTGGACAACAATTTATTGATAATGTCAAAGGTCAAGATTTTGATGTTACTTATGATTCTGGTGGATCAGATCCAAAAATTGTTGTTCATTTAAAAGGAAAGGGAACTGGAAATGCATATAAGTTGATTCAGTTTAGATATAGGACTGATGCTAGTTCATCAGATAAAGCAGGAACAAAGAAGATAGTCATGAGATCTTATGTTGAGTCTGGAGATCTATTATATAAACTCTAAATAAATACTTAAAGGTCAGGAATCCTAACTCTATTAATAATGAAAAATTTCAGTAACTTCCTCATAGAAGCCAGAGAAACCTCTGCATCTGCCGAAGCCAAAAGACTCGGTTTGACTGGAGATGGTCATGGAGGATGGTATGATAAAAATGGTGAGTTTGTTGCAAAGACCGTAGCTGGAAAACTAAAGTTCTTTGGTAGTGATAATACTCCAGGACAAAAAGATTCTCCATCACAACCTCAACCTGCAGCGGCCCAACCACAACCTATTGCACAAGAACCTGCACCTGTTCCACAAGAACCTCAACAGACTCAGGTAGGTCAAACACAACAACAGGTTCCGCCAGAACAACAACCCGCACCAGAACAGGTTCCTGCAGAAATGCCTGTTCCAGAAGCACCTGGAGTTGTTGTAGTATTTGGAAGATTCAATCCTCCTACCATTGGCCACGAAAAACTTCTTAAGAGAGCTGCAAAGGAAGCAGAAAAGAGAGGTTTTGAACTCAGAATTTATCCATCTCGTTCACAAGACGCCAAAAAGAATCCTCTGACTCCACAAATGAAGATTTCTTACATGCGTCAGATGTTCCCAGATTACGCAGATAGTATTATTGATGATAAAGACGCAAAGACAATCTTTAATGTACTGACTGGTGCAAATGAAGAAGGTCATACCAATATGATTATTATGGTTGGTGCCGATAGACTCGGTGAGTTTCAGGGATTAAGTCATAAGTATAATGGTGAACTTTATAACTATGATCAACTTGAAGTGGTTTCTGCAGGCGATAGAGATCCGGATTCTGATGATGTAACTGGAATGTCTGCATCTAAGTTGAGACTTGCAGCTGCGGAAGGAGATTTTGTTAAGTTTGCTAAGGGTGTTCCTGATACTCTTGGTAAGATGGAGAAGAAAGAGTTATTCAATGTTCTCCGCAGATCTATGAACATTAAAGAAGGAACTGAGGTATGGGAAATTGCTCCTAAACTTGATGAGGAAGGTATGCGAGATGCATATCTTGTAGATCATATCTACGAGGTTGGTAATCTCGTTGAAAATATGAATACCGGTCTCAGAGGAGAAGTGATTCGTAGAGGAACTAATTATGTGATTTGTGTGACTGAAGATGGCGTAATGTTTAAATCATGGTTGAAGGATCTTATTGAGAATCCTCATGAGATTGGAACAGATGAGTATAGAGAGTATGTTCAGTCATTAACTCCAGGTCAAGAAGTCAAGAGTTACACTGGAGTTAAGATCGCTTCAATCTACGATAAATTCCGCAAGGGCAAAAAGAATAAATAAAACTAGCAGTATTTCTACAAAATAAATGGCTAGTTGGGAAGAATTTTCGCGTATCGTTGCAGAAGCTAAGGCGGCTAAAAAATTAGATCCTGTCGGTCACGAAGACGACGATGTGGATAATGATGGTGATTCAGATTCCTCAGATAGTTATTTAAAGAAGAGAAGAGCTACTGTAGGTGCTGCGATTGCTGCCGATAAAAAGAAGAAAGTTGAAGAAGCTCTTGATCCAGTAGGTAAGGAAGATAAGGATATTGATAACGATGGGGACCACGATAAGTCCGATAGTTATCTTTTAAATCGTAGAAAAGTCAGAGCTAAAGTCATTCCTCCACAGGAGAGATTGAAGACTGATAGAGATATGTTTAATATTCCTAAGTCTGAACAGGAAGCTGCTCGTGAAAGAACTCTTGCAAAAGCAAAAGCAAAACGCGAAAAGATGAAGGAAGAAGTAGAACAGATTGATGAAATCGCTCCATTGATTGCTGGAGGTCTTGCTCTTGGAGGAGCTCTTGCTGCTGGTGCTGCAATTAAGAGAGCTCAGGATGCAGCAAAGTCTGGTGTCAATGCTGCTAATAAAGGTCAAAATGTAAAACCAGGAATCGGTATTGGTAATGCAGCATATGGAATGCAGAGACATAATAATGCTCTCAGAGATGCTATGAAACAACTTAATCAATCTTATCAACCAGAAGGTGAATTTGTTGAAGAAGATAAAGAGTATCGTCGTGAGATGGCGAAGGCTGCTGCAAGAGAAAGAGCAGAAGAAAGAAGAGAAAAAGGTGGTAAGGCTGCAAAGAGTCCTGGTAGAAAAGGTCCATCTGCTGGTAAAAGTTATGCAGATAAAGAACAACTTTCTATCAAGGGTCATGATGAAGTAACCAAGAAAGCTGGACATACTGTTGGAAACCCATTCCCAGAACATTATATGGTTGATGGTGAATATATTGAAGAAATGCCATATCAAGTGTATGGTTCTCATGATGGAAAAACCGAAAAGAAAATTGGCAAACCAGTAAAGAGTAGAAAGTATGCTCATGATAGAGCTGATGAACTTTCTGATACTCATAAGGAAACTGGTGGAAAGTTTCGTGTTCAGAAAGAAGAGAATGGTCTTGATGAAGGAATGACCATGAAGGATTTCAAACAACAAAGAAGTCGTCAGAAACAAAAGGATAAGAGAGAATCAGAAAAGACTTCACCTCTTCGCAGATCAGGTATTCATGATGATAAGGCATCCCCAGAGAGAGCAGCAAGACATCGTGCAAATGTAGATCCTGACTTTGAGGGTAATGATGAAAGAAATTATCCTGGTGGTAAGTTGAGACCAAATAAAGTTCGTAAAGCAAAGGCAGTTGGAGAACTTACTAACGAAGAACATATTTCTGAAATGTCTGTAAGCAGAGCACAACAGAGATTCTTTGGAGCAGTTCGTGCAGAACAAGAAGGTAAAATGAAGGGCGCTTCTCCAGAGATTAAAGCTGCTGCAAAATCAATGACTGCAAAACAAGTTCATGATTTTGCAGCAACAAAACATGCAGGTCTTCCAGAGAAGAAGGAAGATACTAAAGAGGAACTTTCTTTAGTTGATAAAATTATTCTTGAGTTTTCTCCATTGTCTGAGGGAAAACTAGATGATCTTCTTGCGGATATTCGTGGTGAAGATGACGGTGAAAAAAAGTCTAAAAAATCCGAAGGAGAAAGAAAAGAAGCTGCAAAAAAACAAGTTAAAAGAGGTAAATCTGATCCTTCTGCTTTAACTCGTCGTGCTGCTGTTGCTGGTGCTGCAAGATTAAAAGCTGAAAAAGAGAAAACTAAAAGACAACGCGAAAGACAACAATACGAAACGGAAAGAAGAGCTGAAAAAACTGAAGCAAAAGCAAAAGCAAAAGAAGAATCTGATGCAGCAAAAGCAGCAAAAGCAAAATCAAGAGAAGAATCTGATGCAGCTAAAGATGCAGAAAAGAGAATGAAAGCAAAGAAGAAAGAATTAAAGGCAAAAGAGTCACAAAGAAAGGCGGCCGAAGAAGCAAAGAAAAAACAAAAAGAAGAACATAAATCAGAATTAAAGCAAGATATTAAAAATGCTTGGAGTAAAGGTTTTGAAGTTGCCGCTTCCGAAAAAGATACTGATGTTGCTGGTGCTATGATGAGTAATGCAGCAAAAGTTGGTGGTGGAGTTCTTAAAACTGGAGCTGCTCTTGGTAAGTATGGATTAAAAAGAATAAAAGCAAAAAGACAAGAAAAACAACAAAATCAAAGCGAAGAATTCTCTAATTGGAGAGAAGAGTTTATCTTTGAAGTCGATGATCAATCAGTACAAAATGAAAAACAAAAAGTAATTGATGTTTCTAAAAAGAAAAACAAAATTGAAATCAATCCAAATATGAGTGAGGGTTGTGGTTGCGATGAAAAAGAGAAGGAAGAAACTCCTAAAAAGGATATGAGAGAACTTCCAACTAAAGTCAATCTTCTGAAAACAAAAGCCAGAGCAATGGGGGCAAGAAATCCTATTGTGATGGTTGCTTCTGAAGGTGCTGCATGGACAAAGAAAGAGGGAAAGTCTGAGGCTGGCGGATTAAACGAAAAAGGCCGTAAGTCCTACGAACGCGAGAATCCTGGTTCTGATCTGAAGGCACCTTCTAAGAAAGTTGGTAATCCTCGTCGTGCATCATTCTGTGCAAGAATGTCTGGTATGAAAGCTAAACTAACTAGTAAGAAGACTGCGAACGATCCAGATTCCAGAATCAATAAGTCCCTTAGAGCTTGGAACTGCTAATGAAATCCTTTAAACAATTTTTATCAGAGAGCATCAACATTGCTGGAGATTTCAATGGAAATCTCTATATCAATGGTTCTGAAACTGAATCAGAACCAGTCAAAGAATCTTTTCTTGCTGATGTAGTATGGCAGGGTAAGATCTATCGTATGGAAGTTGAAGGCAAGATGATGAGTAAGAATGAACTTGCAGAACAACTGCAAGATGAATATCCAGGTGCAATCGTTCATAACATTTATCCAAACTCAACCAGTTCAGTAAAAGTTAAAAACGCACAGAGATATCAACCAGAAAGATTGACATGGGGTGAGTGATTCATGGCTCAGTGGAATATACAAACTCAAGATTATTTAAATCAAGAAAGATCTTTATTTGAAGTTTTTGGTGCTGCAACAAGAGATGGTAAAATTGTAGATAAGTATAATCGTTTTCCAGTTACTATAAATTCTGATGCTTTTGGAAGAACAAGAGTATCAAGTCCTCTTACATTATTTGATTCTTCCCACAGATATAGAGATAATGGTCTTTGGACAAGTTTAATTGTAGGAACTGGTTCCACAGTTGGATTTGTAACTGCACAAGGTTTAGTAGATATAACAATTGGTACTGGAAGTACAGATTCGGTTATCAGAGAAACGACGAAAGTATTTTCATATCAACCAGGAAAATCATTAAAAATTTTGAGTACATTTGTAATGAATGCACCAAAAGTAAATCTTCGCCAAAGAGTAGGATACTTTGGTGCTGATAATGGAATTTATTTTGAGGTCGCTGGAATTGGATCTACTTCAGTTAGTTTTGTAGAAAGAAGTTTAGTAACAGGAACTTCTACTGAAACTAGAGTTCCTCAATCTGAATGGAACCAAGATAAGTTAGATGGAACTGGCGAATCTGGAATAACTTTGGATGTATCTAAAGGACAGATTATGTGGGCTGATATTGAATGGTTGGGACTTGGAACAGTCAGAGTTGGTTTTGTAATTGATGGTCAATTCATTCATTGTCATTCATTCCACCACTCAAATAGAATTCAATCAACATACATTACTACTGCATCATTACCTTTAAGATATGAGATTACAAACACTGGAGTGACTACAAGTGCAAGTACACTCAAACAGGTTTGTTCTTCAGTAATGTCTGAGGGTGGTTATGAACTTCGTGGTTTACAACAAGGTGTGGGAACAACAATCACAAGTCCAGTGGTTCTTGGAACTGCAGGAACTTATTATCCAGTAATGTCTTTAAGATTAAAATCAAATAGATTAGATGCGATTGTAATCCTGACTGCTCTATCCATTATGGGTATTACAAATAACGCACATTATAATTGGAGAGTACTTGCTGGGGGAACTACTACTGGTGGAGTTTGGGTCAGTGGTTCTCCTGATGGTTCAGTTGAATATAAAATTGATGGTACTAGTGTAAGTGGAGGAAGAATTTTAGCAGAAGGTTACTCTAGTGCATCAAACCAAGCCGTAACTGCTGTTGATATTCTTAAAGAAGCATTATTCAAATTCCAGTTAGAAAGAGATGGATTAACTGGAACTCCTTATGAACTCTCAGTTGTAGCAGCTGCTAGTCTTGCTAACTCTAGTATTCACACTTCTATGGATTGGGAAGAGATTAGTAGGTAATTTATTATGAGTGAGTTTCCTTGGGGAGTTTTTATTATTCTTTCTTGTGGTCTTGTTTTTACAGCATACATCATTTACTACATATTAAGGTTAGCATTTGAGGAAATGAAAGATGAAGAACCTAGCGATCATTCTGTCAGCGACAAGTCTGACCATTAGTGCCGCACTTTGTTATGGTGCTTATGTGACTTACCAGAAAGCTCAGAAGATTCTTGAGAACCCTGAAGAGTTTGTAGGTAAAGTTGTAGAGAATCAAGTCAACAAGGCTTTTGAAAAACTTCCTATTCCTAAACTAAATACTGGGAGTATTAAGTTTCCTTTCTAATGGACAATAAAGATCCCTACATATATCGAATCCGTTCAATTCATAAAGTAGTCGATGGAGATACTATTGACGCTGATATTGATTTGGGGTTTGACATTTCTCTCACTAAACGCATTCGCCTCGCTGGTGTGGATACTCCTGAAAGTCGCACCTCAGATGCGAATGAAAAGAAATATGGACTTGAATCAAAAGAATGGTTAAAGAAGCGTTGTGAGAACGCAAAAGACATTCTGATCAAGACCGAACTTCCAGACTCTACAGAAAAGTATGGTCGTATCATCGGTCATCTGTTTATTAATGGTGAGCAGACTTCATTGAATAACCAGATGATTGCTGAGGGTTATGCTTGGAATTATGATGGTGGAACCAAAGTCAAGAATTTTGCTGAACTGGATGCCAAGCGTAAGAAATCCTAAATACGGCTGCCTATACAAGAGGTAATTATGGGAGCAGTTGTCGCTGTAGTAAAACCACTTTTAATGCAACTGGCTACAAGTCCAGCA